CCTAATCGCTGGAAATGAAGAAGCCCACATCAAGCGAGTTATTGAATCTTTTAAGCCCATCGCAGAAGAAATTATTGTATGTATGGCTGGGGGGTCAGCTACGCCAGACAAGACAGAAGAGATTGCCCTTTCGCTTGGGGCTAAAGTCATTCATTACAAGAATAAGAAAACTGACTGGCCTCACATAGACGATTTTGCTTCTGCCAGAAACACAGCCCTTGATGCTTGTAAAAACGAGTGGTCTATTTGGGTAGATGCTGATGATGTAATGGCAGAGGATGGGGAGAAGGTTTTGCAAGAGGGATTGGAACAAGCCGAGAAAGTTGGGGCTGAAATTGTTTGCTTCCGCTATCTAGTTGAGAACGCTGGACTAAATCCTATTCGAGAGATGGCCTTGCGTAAGGGGTGTGGTAGGTGGAGGAATCGAGTTCACGAAGCCCTTGAACCAAACGACAGAAATAAGCTATTGGCGATTGATAAGATATTTAGGATTCACCGCCCAATTACAAGCAAGGCAGATTCAGCAGATAGAAACCATCGCATCCTAGCAGACGAGCTAACCTCTACCCCATTCAATCTTTACTATCAGCACCAAGAGTTTTTCTTGAGGGGGCAAGTGGATAAAGCGATTGAGGTGGGGGAAAGAGCCTTGGCATTCCCAGACCTAGACGAAACTCTCAAATACGAACTTCTATGCAACCTTGGAAGATGCTCGCCTAGCGAGAAGCGGTTTAGATATTTAGGGGAAGCGATTGCAGTCAATCCTATTCGCAGAGAGGCTTATTTTTATTTGATGGCAGAGTATTCAGCTAGGGGAGATTGGGCAAAGGCTTGGCATTCTGGAAGGGCTTGTATGGCTATGCCCAAGCCGAATCTTCACTACTGGAATCAAGTTCACGCAGTCTACGATTGGCAAGCCCTCGATGGATACCGAATGGCCTCTGTCTGCTACGGCCAAAAAGAGGAAGTAGCCAAGCTGGTAAATATGTATCCCAAGCCAAAGATAAGTATTGTCCACGCCACAAGAGGCCGCCCCCAGTTGGCCTTCCAGCGGAAGATGCAATGGCTGGCCTTGGCGAAAGAACCCCTAGCAGTTGAGTGGTTGTTTATGGTAGATCACGATGAGGCAGTCGATTACACCCCGCACGAAGGCAAAAGGGTTAATCCGGGTGGAATTATCAATGCTTGGAACGAGGGGGCAAAGATGGCAAAAAGCGAGGTTATTGTGCAAATGAGCGATGATTGGAGTCCACCGAGGTATTGGGATGCCCTAATTTTGAGCAGAATCGACAACCTAGAGGCCGAAAGGGTGCTGGCAGTATCAGATGGCCTACGAACCGATAAACTGCTTTGTATGGCCATCCTAACGCAAAAGAGGCTACGGAAGCAAGGGGGGCATATGTTCCACCCAGACTACCAAGATAGTGATGGCATCTATTCAGACAACGAGTTCACAGAAAGAGCCTATGCTGATGATTGTGTAATTGAAGCTAGGGACTTGGTATTTAGGCACGAGAACCCTATGTTTGCAGGGGGCAATCCAGACGAACAACTAAAGAACCACAACAAGCCAGAATTTTATGAGAAAGGCAAAGCCATATATGAAAAACGCAAAGCAAATAATTGGGTGTAGAAAAGCTAAAAAGGGAGAGAATACTGGGGGGCTTGGTATAATTACTTTTGGGAAATCTCGCATAGACAAAACAAGGTATGTGCTAGTCGATATTACCTATGACAATAAGGCAGGGAAGGAATTGTATGAGGCTGGAATGTTGGCATTAAAGCACGACCCAGAAGCCGTGATTGAGTACGCAATCAAAAAAGCATTAGCGGGAATGGTGAAATGCAAGAAGTAACGATTCACGATTCTTTTGGGAAAGCCCTCGCAAAGTATAGCGAGGGATTAGATGTTGGCCTAGAGATCGGGGGAGGAACTGGGGATGGTTCAACTCAATGTATTAGGACAAAAAGGCTATTCAGCATTGAGAACCACCCAGACCGCATCGGTAGGCATTCAATGAACCTATCAGCAAGAGGGGGCGTTTCTATCAAAGGAACTGCAACCCTTTCGAAGCTCTGGATGAATCAACTAGATGTAGCAGAGTTTTACGGAACAAACAAAACCGCACTCAATCAATATCCCCTAGATCAAGTTCTTGGCTGGTATCACGAATGCGTAGAATCTGCCGAACCCTATAGCACCAACGCAATCGAGGACATCCACTTTGAGCATAAGGCAGATTTTAACTTTGTTCTAATTGATGGCTCGCCCTTTTCTGGTGAGGCAGAACTGCGTTGCGTAAGGCCGTTCCTAGCGGAGAGGGCAATCATCGCCTTGGACGATATTAACGACATTAAAAACTGGGCGAACTACCATAAGCTCAAGGGATTTGCAGAACTGCTCTGGGAGGATTGGTCGGTGCGTAATGGGGCGGCCATATTCCAGTTATGCTAACCATCTTTACCATCGTTCTTAATGGGATGCCTTTTATTGAGAGACATCTAGCAGAGTTTCAAAAGCTCAAGATTCCTTGGAGGTGGAGAATTGTAGAGGGAGTTAGTGAGCCAGTTGGATGCACTCGATGGTGCAAGCAAGTTCCCGACAAATGGCACAAGGATTTCAAGAGCATAGACGGAACGCACGAATATCTTGAGAGCATTCAAGGCGGGAATGTGATTGTTCATTCTCAAGGCAAGCCCTTTAACGGAAAGCTAGAGATGATTCAGCAAGCATTATTCGGCGTAGATGATGGGGTTGTAATGGAGGTGGACGCTGACGAAATGTGGAGAGCAGAACAGATCGAGGGGATTTATGAATGTCTCAAGGGGGCAGAGGAAGGGGCAACGATGCAGTTCCATTGTAACTTCTTTGTCGGTGAAAATAAGCGAGTAGTTACCAGAGAGGGCTATGGCTCGAATTGGTATGAATGGATGAGGGCTTGGAAGTGGGGAAAGAATGTGTGCTTCACAAGCCACGAGCCGCCCCGCCTAAACATCCAGTCTCGCCTAGTTCCAAGGGGAGTGACTGAAACTTGGGGGCTGGTATTCAACCACTATGCCTATGCAATCCAGAAGCAAGTCGAGTTTAAGGAAGATTTTTATGGATACAAGGGATTGGTGGATGGTTGGAAAGAATTACAAAAGACAATCGGGCCGGTTCGATTGAGCGAATACTTCCCGCACCTACACGATAAGAGCGTAGCCGATGACTGCTAAAACAATCAAATACTCCCAGAGGCTAGGAGACATCATCCGCTGTCTCCCAGCTTGCAAATATCTAGCCGACCAAGGCCACGAAGTATTCTTTGATTGCTTGCCTCAATACCACGGAATCTTTGAGATGGTTTCCTATGTAAAGGTTGGGAGCAAGGGAGATGTTATAGACCTTGAAATTTGGCCTAACAAATACCAAGAATATCGTTTCTCTGGCAAGACTTGGACAGAGTTTGTGTATGCTCACCCAGAGATTAACAAGGCAGACCCAAAGGATATTCTGTTCGATAGGCTGGACGATGCTCCAGCCAAAGGATTTCCAGAAACCTATAATATGGTTGCCCCCTTTGGGATAAGCCAAGGGCATAAAAGAGACCCCCTGCAAATCATCGTTGAGGCGAGGAAGAAGTGCGGTGGAGATAATTTCTTTGTCCTATGCCAAGAGGGTACAGAGATTAAGGGATTGAAAACCTACACAGCCCCAAGCATCCCAGAGTTGGCTAGGGCAATCCGAGGGGCTGAAGAATTCTGGTCAATAGATAGTGGGCAAATGGCAATAGCGGCTGGAGTGAGAAAAGATAAGAAGGTTGTTTATTTTCCGCAAACCATAGAGCCATTCGACAAGGACAATATCTTTATTTGGGATAGCGTAGAGATAAATTGACATAAGGGGTGGGTTTATGGCGGGGACAATCGATACCACCTATTTCTCAACCGATCTTACAAATATGATCGGAGACCTATACACAGTTGTCACCGGGCTTGGTTCTTCTGCTGTATCTGCCTCTATTACTGACTTAACGATTGCACAAGAGCTAGATGTGGGTGGAGAGATTTTGAGGGTTACGCAAAGTATGGTTGTGCCATCATCGGCTATTTCCTCGCCAGTAACTATCGGGGCTTATATAACAGTAGGAACGGCAGAGAGGATGATTGCTGGCTTTCAACAAAGTGCGGATGGAGTTAGCTACACTATCGATATAGCTGACCCAACGACCTAATGATCTCAATCGAGCGTCAGATTGAGAATGGGCTGGCAACAGCCCTAGCGGGTATTTCTGGCGTTAATATCTACAAGAGCGATACTGAAGGCCAACGACTGCTACCCAACCTAGTAATTCAAGCCTCTATTGGGTCGGAGGAAATTATCCCCTATTCTGGCGTATTCCGTTGCCCTGCTACAATCACCTATGCAACTAGGGCAGACACAACCACAAGATCAACTTTCGATGTTAAGTTTCAAGAGATTCTGCAAGTGATGTATCAAAGCCCAAATCTGGCTAGTGTTCTAACCACGGCCACACTCAAGGTATTCTTGGCTAATGTATCATCAGAATCACCAGAAATTAGGGCAGATAATAGGACTTGGGCAAAAACTCTCTCCCTAGACATATCTTGCACTAGCATATGACATCACCCCAATTCAAGATAGAGAACGCACTAGCGGCCATCCTAATCCCAATTCCGGGGCTTAATGTGCTTGTTTCCAATAGGGTTGGAGCAAGGCTATTCCCCTATGTAACCATTCAAGCTTCGCTAGGCTCACAACAAATCATACCCTACTCTGGTGTGTTCGAGATTGGGGTTAATATTGCATACTCTGATTCTGCTACAAGAACTAGCCAAGCCACATTTGATGAAACCTATTTTAATATATTCCAAAAACTTTATTCCGATAACGACACTCTTGTTAGTAAGGTGCAAGATGAAGTGACTGATTTGAAGATATTTATGGGCAGAATCACATCTCAATCTCCCAGCATAAGGGCTAATAAAAGGGCTTGGCAAAGGGGCTTAACATTATCATTTATAGTAACCCCAGACCCTAA